TTTCCAAGGATACTTTTATTCTGGTTCTGGTATTCAAGTAGGTTCTAACGCTATTGCCGTTACAAGTGCAACCGTTTTAACTATTACTACTTCGGGCGCACATGGTCTAAATAGAGGTAGTTTAGTCTATCTAAATGGTGCAGCTATTGCCGGTGGTGCTACCGCAGTTAACGGAGCATATGTTGTTGCTACTGTTCCCACATTTAATACATTTACTGTAACGGCTATTGGAGCCTCTGGCTCACCAACTAACTCGGCTGGTAATAACGTTATTTATGCCCGCCCCGCTGGATTTGTTGAGCCACGTTCTTTTGATGGTGGTGTAGCATTCTCAGCAGGATCAGCTGTTCCAAGCCAACAATTGATTCGTCAAACAAGACGTTATTTCCGTTATCAGTCTGGTAAAGGTTTGCAGTTTTCTACTGGATCCTCTTTAAAACCAGCATTGTTTGTATCTTCGATAGTTAATAGTTCTGGAACGGTTACTGTTACAACTCGTTTTAACCACAACTTAACTGCAGGTACAAGCATTCAAGTTTCAGGAGCAAATCAAGGCTTCTTTAACGGTACATATAACGTTGCAACTGTTACATCACCAACTACCTTTACATACACAATTAGCACAACTACTTCTGTTACTGCTACTGGAGCGTTCCGTGTTGTTCCATTAACTTGGTTTGGTGCTAATAGCCGTATTGGTATGCTGGATCAGCAAAACGGTATGTTTTTTGAGTATGACGGCACAACTTTGTATGTTGTTTTACGTAATAGCACAAACCAACTTAGCGGCTCTGTTGCCGTAACTAACGGCTCTGCTACTGTAACTGGAACTGGAACAGCGTTTTTAACTCAGCTACAACCAGGTCAGTTTATTGTTATTCGTGGTCAAACCTATCGAGTAGTTCAAATTGTTAGTGATACTTCGTTGTCTGTTAGCCCAGAATATCGTGGCACGACTATCTCAAATGCAGTGATGTCTATAACACTTGATACTCGCATACCACAGTCTCAATGGAATATTGATAAGTGTGACGGCACAGGTCCTTCTGGCTATAACATTGATTTAACCCGTATGCAGATGTGGTACATCGACTACTCTTGGTATGGCGCTGGATTTATTCGTTACGGTGTCCGTGGCACAAACGGTTTAATTACCTATGTACACCAAATACAGAACAACAATAGACAGTTTGAAGCCTTTATGCGTTCTGGTAACATGGCTGCCCACTATGAAGTGTCTGGTATTCCTCCAATAAGCTTTTTAACAGCTCCGTTATCTGCTTCTACAACAACGCTTAGTGCTGCTATAACAGTCGTACAAACAACTATTCCCGTTGCAGATACAGCAGTGTTTAATCAAGGCGGTGGCGTTGCAGCAATAGGCTCTCCCGTTGAATATATTTTTTACGGAAGCACATCAACAGCTTCTGGTGCGGGTAGTTTATTAAACTGCGTTCGTGGCTTTGGTAATACAAGAGCTGACGACCAAGCGATTAGCACAGTTATTACTCCGTCATCTTTGACTGTTGCAGATGCTAGAGGATTCCCAACACCAGCCCAAACTACTGGAACTTTAACTGTTGAAGTAATGGCAGCAAACGGCAATATTGAGTATATTAACTACACCAACGTTACTTCTTCGGGAATTATTTGGGGGTTAACCCGTGCGCAAGCTGGCGGTCAGGGTACTGCACAGGCTTTTGCCAACGGTGACGTAAGAACTGCGGTAGAGTTTGTTGCGCCAGCGTCTGTACCAGCTTTATCTCACTGGGGTTCGTCTGCAATTATGGACGGATTATTCAATGACGATAAGTCGTTGATTTTCAACTATGGTACAACAACGGCAGTTTCTACTTCTTCAACAACTCCTGTTGTATTGATGGCTATTCGTATTGCTCCTTCTGTGGACAACGGTATTACTGGACTGCTTGGAAACAAAGAAATTATTAACCGTATGCAGCTTCAATTAGAGTCTTTAGGTATTGTTACTACTGGTAATACATATTTAATTAACTTGATTTTGAATGGTTACGCCTCTGGCGCCCTTTCTGGTAGTTTTGTAGCACCAATTCAGCAAGCTAATGGTATTACTTCTTCTTTAGCACAAATCGCCGTTAATACCAACGCCGTAAATATTGTTGGTGGTGAGTCTGTAGCAGCCGCTTATTGCAACGCAAATGGCGTTACAACCTTAGATCTGTCTCAAGTTCGTGACTTAGGTAATTCTATTTTGGGCGGCGGTACAAGCAATACAGTACCTACTTCTCAAGCTGGATTTTACCCAGACGGACCAGACATTCTGTATGTAGTTGCTCAAGCAGTAAGTGCAACAGCTGGCACAATCTTGGCTCGTTTGTCTTGGAAAGAAGCACAGGCTTAATGTATGGCAAAGACCCCTGCATGGCAACGCAAAGAGGGCAAGAACCCCAGTGGTGGGCTGAACGCCAAGGGGAGAGCTTCATACAATGCAGCAAATCCGGGGAAACCAGGATTAAAAGCTCCCCAACCAGAAGGTGGTTCACGCAAGAAGTCATTTTGTGCACGGATGTCCGGCATGAAAAAGAAGCTAACCTCAGCCAAAACAGCTAACGATCCAGACAGCCGGATCAACAAGTCTTTACGGGCTTGGAAGTGCGCTGAAGGCGGAGCAATTAAAAGCAAAGCTAAAAAGAAGGTGATATGAAAGAGCATTTAACCGAAGGCACTAAACACGTTGTAGATGGGATATCTTTAGTTACAGTGGTAGGCACCCTAACAGACTTATTGCCTGCGGTAGCGGCTTTGTTTACTATCATATGGACATTAATTCGTATTTACGAAACCAAGACAGTTCAAGGATGGATTAGCCGTGCCAAGCAAAAGTAAACCCCAAGCTCGCCTTATGGCGGCAGTAGCACACAACCCTGCGTTTGCAAAGAAAGTAGGTATATCGCAGTCTGTTGGGAAAGAGTTTAACAAAGCCGACAAAGGCAAAACTTTCAATAAAGGTGGAACTATGAAACATTCAGATGTTAAGATGGACAAAAAGGTAGTTAAGAAAGCTGTTGGCATGCATGATAAGCAACAACACGGCGGCAAAAAAACTAACTTATCTGCTTTAAAAAAAGGCGGTTTAGCAGCAGGGCATAAATCAGCTAACGGTGTTGCTTCAAAAGGTAAAACCAAAGGCACTATGGTCAAAATGAATAGAGGCGGAAAGGCTTGCTAATATGAAAAAGAAAATGCGTAAATTTGAAGAGGGTGGCTTAAGCAAAGCCCAAGAAGAATATTTAGGTGGTGCAGATCGTACCGATCCTTTTATTATGGCTCGTATGCGCAAAGCTGTTCCTGATGAACCAAAGGCTGCACCTAAAGCAGATACCGGTGAACTACGTGATGAGACTGGGGCTACTTCTAAGATCCGTCGCAATACCGAGACTGGCGACCTATACAGCACAGAAGCCCCTACACCTAAAGCCGCTCCAAAAGCAGAAGCAAAATCGGAATCAAAACCTGCTGCAAAGACAGAGTCAAAACCTGCTCCAAAGGCAGAGTCTAAGAGCGAAGCCCCAACAGCAAAAAGTGGGCCAAAAGTTGGTAGAGCTGGACAAGCTCCCGCAGGTTTATCTGAGTTTCAAGCTAAAGTACGATCCGAAGCAGAATCTATGCAAGGTAAAACTTCTTTAGCAAAAAAACTACGTGAGAAAGCTGGCATTACTTCCTATAAAAAAGGCGGCTCTGTATCTTCAGCTTCTTCTCGTGCTGATGGATGCGCTGTTCGTGGTAAGACAAAAGGCCGGATGATATAACTATGCCAAGCTACAGACAACCTACTGAAAAAGAAGCTAAAAAGCTTGAAGGCGCCCGTAAGAAAACGGTAGAAGGCATCGAAGCCGAGAAGGATATGTTTTCAAGGCTTATGCCGACTATGGCAAAAGACGCTCGGGACCAGATCAAAGCTGGAAAAGCTATGCGGGAGTCTGTACCTGCTGCTGCCCGTGAGGGTGAAGCTTATAATCAAGCTGGTTTTAATAAAGGCGGTAAAGTTAAGAAGATGAATGATGGCGGGGTAAGTCCTTCAGAGCCAATTGGTAGCGACAAAAAAACTAAAACTCCAGAAGAACAAGCAAAATTACAAAAGCCTAAAACTGGCCCAAGTGAATTTGATAAAACTTTAGGAGAGTCTAGAGCTGATCGCCTTAAAGCTATGGCCGACAAAGTAAAAATTGCACCATTACCAGAAGGCACACCAAATATAGATGCAGCGATTAAAAAAATGGAAGTTTTGCGTGAGCAAATGGAAGCCCGTAAGGCAGCAAGAGGCAGCGGCAGCGGTAGTGGTAGCACTGGCATACCAAAGACTAACCGAGACATTACTAAAAACCACAGAACTGGTGGGAAAGTATCCTCAGCGTCTAGCCGTGCCGACGGGTGTGCCCAACGTGGTAAAACTAAAGGTAGGATGGTATGATGGCTTCTCGTGGAATGGGAGATATTAATCCGTCTAAGATGCCTGGAAAAAAGACCATCAAACGGAAAGACAAACCACAGGATGTAGAGATGTATGCCAAAGGCGGTAAAGTTGGTAAAAACGTTACTACTACCAAAGGCGGTACAGCTTCTGCCATGGCAAAGAAATTATTACAAAAACCCGGTTCTTTAACTGCGGCGGATATGTATGAAGAAGGGGGCAAGGTTAATGCAGCTGGAAATTATACTAAACCTGGCTTGCGTAAACGTATTGTTTCTCAAGTAAAAGCCGCTGCAACACATGGTACTGGCGCAGGTCAGTGGTCAGCCCGTAAGGCTCAACTAGTAGCAAAAAAATATAAGGCGGCCGGCGGTGGTTATAAATGAGTGGATTAGCAAAATCTCAGCGTTCTTTAAAGGCTTGGGGAGACCAGAAGTGGACAACCAAGTCGGGGAAAAAGTCGTCCGAAACAGGCGAGCGGTACCTGCCAAAAAAAGCAATCGAAGCCCTAAGCCCGCAGGAGTACGCAGCAACAACACGAGCAAAACGAGCAGGAAAAGCACAGGGGCAGCAGTTCGTGCCGCAGCCCAAAAAGGTAAAAGCAAAAGTAAAACCATATAGAAAGGTGTAAAAATGATTACGTTTAAATTAGAAGATAAGGCAGCAGAAGCAATGATGGCAGTACTTAATGCCGGTAATTCAAATGCTTCTTTTGTTCAAGAGCTAAATGTTCAGTATATTGAGCAAACTCAAGTAGATAATATAGTGCCCCCAAAGCCCCCAGTTATAGAAGAGCCAGCAGTTGAAAAACCCGTTGCAGCTAAAAAAACTGCAAAAGGTGAGTAATGTCTGACACAAAAAACTTTATACAATTGCAGGTAGAAGCGTCTGAGCGTTTATATCAAATGATGCTAGATGATCATAAAGAACGAATTAGAGATATGTCGATGTGGGCAGAAACTAGCGTTAGCCTTATGAAAAAGTTAGACGAACGGGATGCACTAATAGAAAAACTACACGCAGAGATTGCAGCACTTAAAGCTAAGTAAATATGGCAAATACGACAGGCCTTTCAACTTTTAATTTGGATCTTAATGATCTCATTGAGGAAGCGTATGAGCGTGCTGGGCTACAGGTGCGCTCTGGGTATGACTTTCGTACGGCACGCCGGTCTTTAAACTTACTTACTATTGAGTGGGCAAACCGTGGTATTAATTTATGGACTATAGAAGAAGGTGTAATTCCATTGGTTACGGGGCAAGCAGTATACCCAATACCAGCAGACACAATTGACCTTTTAGACCACGTTATTCGTCAAAACAACGGCACTGCTAGCACACAATCGGACATTAATATTTCCCGTATTTCTGAGTCTACCTATTCAACCATACCTAATAAGCTAGCAAACGGGCGCCCAATTCAAGTTTGGATAAACCGTCAAACCGCTAATACAAATGCGGTAGCATCTACAACAGTAGCAGCAAGCGGGAGCACACCAAGCGTATCTACTACGGCCACAACAATTAATGTAGGTTCAACAGCTAACTTACCTTCTACTGGGTTTGTTTTAATTGATTCAGAGACTATTGGATATACAAACGTAACCGACAACCAATTGTTAAACTGCGTAAGAGGACAAAACGGAACTACCGCAGCCACCCATGCTACTGGTGCTTCTGTAACAGTACAAAACCTTCCATGTATTAATGTTTGGCCTACCCCTAATGCTGGTGGAGATTATACGTTTGTTTATTGGCGTTTGCGCCGTATGCAAGATGCTGGTAATGGTGTAAATATCGAGGACATCCCATTCCGTTTCGTTCCTTGTATGGTTGCTGGGTTAGCGTACTACATAGCTATGAAAAAACCAGAAGTAATGCCAGACAGGGTTATGGGACTTAAAGCTGACTATGAACAACAATGGTTGCTAGCTTCCCAAGAGGATAGAGAAAAGGCTGCTGATAGGTTTGTACCCCGTCAGTTGTTTTACTAATGCCATCTAAATATGCATCAGGTAAATATACAATTGCCGAGTGTGACCGATGTGGTCAGCGATATAAGCTTAAAGAACTAAAGAAAGAGGTAATTAAGACCAAACTCTTTAATATTAAAGTATGCCCAACGTGTTGGGATCCAGATCAGCCGCAGTTATCGCTGGGTTTATATCCAGTAAATGACCCACAAGCTGTTCGAGAGCCAAGACCTGATGTAAGTTACCAAGCATCTGGAGTAGATATATTGGGCAATATTTCGGGGGGTAGTAGGGTGTTTCAGTGGGGGTGGAATCCGGTAGGCGGGGCGAGTAGTTTTGATACAGCACTAACCCCAAACTATTTGGTAGCAATAGGACAAATTGGTACAATAACGGTATCAACAACTTAGGAGTAAAAAATGGGATACAAAAAAGATGCAGATGGCGTAGTTAGCAAAGGCAAAACTGATGTTAAGGTTTACCCTAATGACGGTGCAAAAATCATTGACAAGGGTCCAAAGGGAAGCAAAAGCAGCCTTAACAAGAACATGAAATCTATGGGTCGTAATATGGCTCGTTGCGCTAATCAAAGGGGTCGATAATGGCTAAGTTCTCTAAAAAAGTAATGGGTAAAGAAGTTGGCGAAGCCAAAGTCTATGCCGAACCACATACTATGTCTGGTAAAAAAATGACCGCAAATGACTCTTTAAATTTAGGTGGCTTTCGTCCAGACCCAAATACATTGCCAGCTAGTTCGCCTGATGTAGGCGGTAAAATACCTGCTCGCCGTGTTTCTATTGGTGATCGTATTGCAGAGCCTAAAACAACGGGCATTAAAATGCGTGGTACAGGCGCAGCAACTAAGGGCGTAATGTCCCGTGGACCAATGGCTTAAGTGTCATATATAGGGTAAACCCGAATGAATTATACTCAACTTGTTGCGGCTATTGAGGCGTATGCTGAAAACTACGATACCTCCACTGGGGGGTTTGTAGACAATATTCCTGTTTTTGTAAAAAATGCAGAGCAACGCATATATAACAGTGTGCAGCTACCTTCTTTGCGTAAAAACGTAATTGGTACGCTAACTGCAAACAACAAGTATTTGGCTTGCCCTATTGATTTTTTAGCTTCGTATTCTATAGCGGTAATTCAAAACTACGGCACTGCCACGGAAGAGTACACCTACCTTTTAAACAAAGACGTTAACTTTATACGTGAGTCTTACCCAACCCCTGCTGACACTGGCTTGCCTAAATATTATGCTTTGTTTGGACCTGATACTAGCGCTATTACTGAGTTGTCTTTTATTGTTGGTCCAACACCTAATGCTGCTTATAGTGTAGAACTACACTATTTCTACTACCCAGAGTCAATAACTACCGTGTCTACAGGTCAAACGTGGCTTGGTGATAACTTTGATTCTGCACTTTTATATGGTTCTTTACTAGAAGCCGGCACATTTATGAAGTCCGACCCCGACATAATGTCGGTATATAAGGGCAGATACGATGAGGCAATGGGGCTTCTTAAGCGGTTGGGCGACGGTCTTGAGCGTGGTGATGCTTACCGTGACGGGCAGACTAAACTTGATACTAACCTTAGAGGGAACGTTGTTACATGACAATCCAGCAAGGTCAATGCACCGTCTTTAAAAAGAATTGCCTAAGCGGGTTGGAGAACTTTGCCTCTGGGACTTCCTATGTCTATAAAATTGCTTTATATACGGCTTCTGCGGACTTATCTTACGAAACGACTGCATATACGACTTCTAATGAAATCAGCGGTACGGGGTATACGGCGGGTGGTAATACGCTAACTCCTATAGTTCCAGCAAGTTCAGGGCAGACTGCCTACGTGTCTTTTAACAACGTGACTTGGACGGGGGCTAGTTTTACTGCTAGAGGAGCTTTGATTTATAATAGCACTACAAATGCGGCAGTTGCGGTACTGGATTTTGGAAGCGATAAAACAGCTACAAGTACTTTTACAATTACTTTCCCAACGGCTGGTGCTACAACAGCCATTATTCGATTTAGCTAGGAGCAGTTATGCAATCTGAAAAAATTAACGCAGCCGATAATTCCGGCGCATCTTTAATATGTGGCAACAAGATTGAAGAATCTGCTAATGCTACTGGTGTTTATACAGTCACTTGTGTAGGCGCTGACGGTCAAACTAAATGGGTAGATACATTTGATAATACCGTTGTAACGGTAGGTAAAGCCCTTTTGTTAAACGCTATGTTTGCTGGCACTACACCTATTACAACTTGGTATTTGGGTCTAGTTGACGGAGCTTCTGCTCCTACTTATAGCGTAGCTGACACAATGGCTTCCCATGCTGGTTGGTCTGAGACTGTTCCATATAGTAATGCTACTCGTCCTGCCGCTACTTTTACTGCAACTGCTACAAACTCTATTGCTGCCGCAGCTGCTACATTTAACATTAACGCTACGGCTACTGTGGCTGGTGCTTTTTTAGTTAGCAACAATACTAAGTCTGGCACTACTGGCACTTTGTATTCTGCAGGTAACTTTAGTACTGGTAATCGCTCTATTTTGTCTGGCGATACTTTAAACGTAACTTACACAGCTTCTTGCTAAATGCCAACATATAACGTCTCCGTTATTGAAGCCCTTGCGGGTTGGAGCGCTGGCGCTTGGAGCGAAGGCGTTTGGGGGACTTCGACTCAACCAACAGATACTCAGGTATACGCACTAACAATAGCTTCAGCATTAACAGAAACCGTTTCTCCACTAGAAACTAACGTAGGCAACGGCAATTGGTACCCAGAAGTAATAGAAACAGTTACAGCATCTGAGTCTATGACAACTATTTCATCTATGAATCAACCTGTTAATGAGTCTGTAACTGCAATTGATACGGTTACTTACAACATACCTTGGGCAGCAATTAATACTAGTTCAACACCCAATTGGACGCAAATAACAGTACCTTAATATAGGATTTATTATGCCATCTACATACTCAACCAACCTAGCCATTGAGCTTATCGGTACAGGCGAACAGTCTGGTACTTGGGGTAATACGACCAATACTAACCTTGGAACCCTGATTGAACAGTCTATTAGTGGCGTTGTAACCCAAGCTGTTTCAACTGGTACAGATACAACTATTACTATTCCTAATGGTGCTACAGGTGTGGCACGGAATATGTACATCGAATTGACTGGTACTGGCGGTGCTTCTACAAACCTGATTGTCCCAACAAACAAAAAACTTTACTTTATTTTTAACAATACTTCGTCAGGTCAAGTAACTGTTAAGGTGAGCGGTCAGACTGGTGTTTCCG